TAAACTGTTTTCTGGCCCAATTGTAAACTATAACCAGCCAGTTCAGAGTAGATATAGACGAAACCAAATAGATAAATTTGGTCAAAAATTTACATCTGCTAGTGGTTTAGAATTTAAAAAATCTGTTTATAATCCATACGAAAATTTCTCATCTAAAATGATGGCAAATCAAAATCGAGCCGATAGGTATATTGATTTTGATCAAATGGAATACATGCCAGAGATTGCATCTGCTCTTGATATTTATGCAGATGAAATGACAACATCTAATGAACTTAACAATATGTTAAATATTAAATGTGGAAACGAAGAAATAAAATCTATATTACATACTTTATTCAATAAAACATTAAATCTTGATTCAAATCTTTTTAATTGGTGTCGCAATATGTGTAAATATGGCGATCATTTTTTATATTTAGACATTGATGAAACATTAGGTATTAAATCCGCTATTGGTCTTCCTTCAAATCAAATTGAAAGAATGGAAGGTAAAGATCCAACAAACCCTAACTACGTTCAATTTCAATGGAACTCTGGTGGTTTAACTTTTGAAAATTGGCAAGTAGCGCATTTTAGAATTCTTGGAAACGATAAATATTCTCCATATGGCACATCGGTTTTAGATCCAGCAAGAAGAATCTGGAGACAACTTACATTACTTGAAGATGCAATGATGGCTTATCGTATCACTAGATCTCCAGAAAGAAAAGTATTTTATATTGATGTTGGCAATATTCCTCCACAAGAAGTTGAGCAATATATGCAACGTGCAATGACTTCAATGAAGCGTAATCAAATTGTAGATCAAAATACTGGTCGTGTTGATTTACGTTACAATCCAATGTCAGTGGATGAAGATTATTTTATTCCTGTTCGTGGTGGGCAAAATAATACAAAAATTGATGCACTTCCAGGTGGTCAATTTGCTTCTGCTATTGAAGACGTAAAATATCTTAGAGATAAGCTGTTTGCTGCTCTTAAAGTTCCTATGTCATATCTTATTAGAGGTGACGGAGCTACAGAAGATAAAGCAACTCTTGCACAAAAAGATATTCGTTTTGCAAGAACTATTCAAAGACTTCAAAGAGTTGCAATTGCAGAGTTAGAAAAGATTGGTATTATTCATTTATTTACTCTTGGGTATAGAGGGTCAGATTTAATTTCATTCAAACTTTCTCTTAATAATCCATCAAAGATTGCTGCACTACAAGAACTTGAACATTGGAAAACCAAATTTGATGTTGCTGGTGCAGCTACTGAAGGCTACTTCTCTAAACGCTGGATTGCTCAACATATCTTTGGATTATCTGATGAAGAATTCCTACGTATCCAAAGAGAGCAATACTATGACCGTAAGTTTACAGCATCACTTGAAGCTGCTGGCGCACAACCACAAGGCGGTGCTGGTGGTGGTGGAGGCGGCGGTGGTTTAGGTGGTCTTGGAGGAGGTCTTGGAGGACCAGAGGCTGGTGGACCAGAAGGCGCACCAACTCCAGAAGGGGCACCAACTCCAGAAGGAGGCGCACCAGAAGCTGGAGGGGGAGAAGGTGGCGCACCAGAAGCCCCAGAAGCAGCTCCAGCTCCAGGCGAAGAAGGTGGTAGTGCATTATTAGCAGCACCATCAAAGAGAAGAGATAGTTATGGTAAAACTATGACTACAACTTCAAAATCTAAAGGAAAATGGTATAAACCTGTAGCAACAGATAAAAGAACTATTGGTGCAAGAGCAAGATCAATTAATGCTTCTGGTGGTGGTTTTACTGCAAGTGGTAGTCGTAAAAATGTAATGAAAGATCAAGAATTGCAATCATTGATTGGTGATTTCTTAAAAGAAAATCAAAATAACAACAATGAAGAAGAATTTGAACTATTTAGAATAGAGCGTGAAACTCGTCAATTAATCGAAAGTTTGGAGTCCAAAAATAATGGAAAGAATAAAGCTTAAACATAATAAGAAAAGAAACACCGCTTTTCTTTTTGAGTCTTTAACAAAAGAGCTTACAAAAGCAATTGTTGCAAAAGATGAAAAAAGAAAAGCTCTTGTACTGTCAATTATAAAAGAACATTTCAAAAAGGGAACAACCCTAGCTAAAGAATTGGATGTTTATAAATCTCTTTACGAATCAAGAGGACTTCCAAAAGAAACAGCAGAAAGAATGGTTAATGAAGCCAAAAGAATTTATTTTGGTCTAAATCAACAACACGTATTTAATGACCAAAGCAGAGTTATTAACGATGTAAATAAACAACTCGGCCCTACTGTATTTACAAACTTTATGTCAAACTATAAAGATCTTGCAACAATAGCGCAAATCTTTGATCAAGAAATTCCAATGAAAACAAGAGTTATTCTGGAGCAATTCTTGGTGGAAAGAATAGTAAGTGAAGATCAAACACAAACTCTTAAACCAATTGACAATATTGTTTATAAAGAATTCGTCAAGAAGTTTAATGATAAATATGGCACTTCACTTCTTGAAGAACAAAAAGAATTATTGACAAGATACATCGCTTCCTTTTCAGATGGTGATTTTGATTTCAAAATTTATCTCAATGAAGAGATTTCAAGATTAAAATATATTGTTAAAAATACAAGTAAACTTAACGAAGGAACACAAAGGCAAGATGTTCTTACTGTAATTGAAAATATTAAAAATATACAAATTAATCATGAAGTTATTGAGAAAGTTCTTAAACTTCAAGGAATTGTCAAGGAACTTTCCTAATGTCAATTAAAATAAAAGTTAAAGATGATACAATGCCAAATGCTCCAAAAGAGCCACCAAAAATTAAAGTTAAACTTGATATAAGAAAAACTTTAGATGGTAATTTTATTATTCACGATCATCCTTATATTGACATTATTATTTCTCCATCAAAAGGAAAAATACTTGTTTTATCAACTCTTTCGATGGATGATAAAACTTATTATACACAAAATAAGTATTTAGACTTTCTTTACAAGCGTGGAGTAATTGATCCATCAACAATTCAAGCAGGAAATATTTATGCATCAATGGAAGCCGCTATTCCTCAAACACAAGAGAAAGTAGATCCAATTGAAGTTATTATTTTTTCAACTGCTTTATTTATGGATCACGAAAGACCATCTTTTGAGTACGAAAAAGCTATGAGACAAACACAAGACGATTATCTCACCAATCCAGAGGAAGAAGATACAACCGAGCTTGGACAAGTGCCACAGAAAGCTCGTCAAGGTTCAATTGGTACTGCTGCTTACTCTATCAATAAACATTACAACATTGCTTATCTTGGAGAGCAAAAAGAGAAGAAATAATGTGGATTTTGTTTTTCATTCTTGCTTGTTATGGTTTAACCAACATCCTTGTTTATGGTTCAATATTTTCTTGTGTTAGACCAAAAGAAGGACTGTGGGGAGAGCTTTTTAAATGTCCTATGTGTATGGGCTTTCATGTTGGATGGTTTGTAGCTTTAATAATGAAACTATCTAATTTAACAAGCATAGACCCAAACATAGTTGATTTATTTTTGCTTGCTTGTTTATCATCGGGGAGTTCTTATGTTCTTTGTTCATTATTTACGGATTTTGGAATTAATTTCAAAATCAATAAAGAATAATAATAAAAATGAATCTAATTAGAATAGTTGGAGATTAATTATGAAAACTAATTTAACACAAGGTTTTTGGACTAGAAAGTGGGCATTACAACCTGTAAGACTTTGCTGTAGAGGAAAGCCGTGAAGGTACACAAGGAAATCAAATAAATGTCAAAATCATTATTAAGAGAGTTTTTTGAATTATGTCCAGATGGTCTTTGTGAGGATATTCTTACAGAGAGTGATAAGCATTTCATAAAACAAGGCGGTATGATGCTTTCTGGTGTCATTCAAAGAGCCGATGCAAGAAATGGAAATGGAAGAATTTATCCATACTCAGTACTCAACAGAGAAATGGAAACATACAAAAGATTAGTTCAAGAAAGAAGAGCACTTGGAGAACTTGACCATCCAGATCAATCTGTAATTAATCTTCGTAACGTATCCCATCTTGTTACAGAAACATGGTGGAACGGAAAAGATGTAATGGGTAAGATTCAAGTTTTAAATACTCCATCTGGTCAAGTATTAAGAGAATTGGTAAACGCAAATGTAAAGATTGGTATTTCTTCAAGAGGCACAGGTTCTGTCAGAGAAAACAGAGGCGAAACAATTGTTGAAGATGATTTCAATCTTATTTGTTTTGATATTGTTTCTGAACCTTCTACTCACGGTGCATTTATGTTCCAAGAAAATAAAAAGATTGTTACAGAAAACAAGCAAACAAAATTGAATAATTTAATTCAAGATTTATTAAAAAAATAAGGAGATAATAAATGCAACTTACAACAGCAAGACTCAAGCAAATCATCAAAGAAGAACTTGAGGCAATCACAAACGAAATGACAGAGACAGAGGAAGAAGTTGATGCAGTTGATGCAGAAATTGCAGCACTTGAGCAACAACTTGCAGAAGCTAAAAAAGTTAAAAAAGCAAAAGTTATGAAACAAATGAAAGGTGATGCTAATGCACACAAATCAGCAAAATCAGCTATGAAACCTCTTTCTGGTAAAAGACACGACAAGAAAGGTTATTGATCTAAAAATAAAACCTAAGTTATAGGTTTTTTTCTGAAAGCGGTGCATTTTTATGTGCCGCTTTCTATTTATGTATGTATTGGTGAAAAATGAATTCAAATGATCTAAAGAAAACTCTTCGTCCTCTTGTTAAGCAACTTGTGAAAGAAGCAATGCAAGAAGAACTTACAACTGTAATATCAGAAATAATTAAACAAACTTCACCTGCTCAAATGGTAGAACAAAAACAAGCTCAACCACAAATTAATAAAAAGTTGCAAGAAGATAGAGTAGTAGAGAAACAAAAACAAATTGAAGAAAGAAGAAAAAGATTAGAAGAGTTTAGCAAGAATTCTTTTGGTGGCATGAACCTTTTTGAAGGAACTACACCAGCACCAGCACCAAGAGATACTGGAACAAAAGGCGCAGAATCAGCAGCATCTCCTTTAGCTGGTGTAGACCCAAATGACTCTGGGGTTGATATTACAAACCTTCTTAGAATGACAGGTGGTTGGAAACAAATAAAATGAAAACATTAACAGAAGCACAAATAAGACAAGTTGTAAGAAAAGAATTACAGCAATACTTAATTGAAGAAGGATTAATGAGTGATCTTTCTGCTTCTAAAATTGGTAAAAGATATTTATTACCTGGAGTTTTACTTGCTACAATGTTGACTACATTCAATCCAACTTCACAAGGACAAGCTATGGGTGGTGATGGTGGAGGCGGCTCACAAGACACAGGTCAACAAGTAGAAGATGCTCTAACAATAAATGATATGTTAGATCAAGTTGGATTAAAAGATAAAGTACTTAGCGAACTAGAAAGTAATTTAACAAAAGAAGATAAAATTAAAATTCAAGATTTGTTTAAGCAAATGAAAGACAAACAGCAAGAAATAAATAATGCAAAAAGAGAAGAAAAATCACAAGATGAAATTCAAAAACTTGAAACAGAAAGAAATGAAATTTTTAGTGCTAAAACAATAACCGACCCAGATCAATTAGAAAGAATCATAAATACAGGCTCTGCTATTTTTAGATTTATTGAAAATGCATCGCCAGAGGAATTAGAATCTATTGGCGATATAGATTCAGAAGAAGCTTTGCTTAAGCTTCAAGCTAAAGCTTTAAGATATACACTATCTGTGGAAGGTAGACAACAAATGGTTGCTCGCGGTGTTCAACAAGATTTGATAACAGCTAAAAATGCACTATTTGCTTCTGGTTTTAAGCAACCAAATGAAAAAACAGTTACTAACTTTTTTCAAGTAATTGTTTATTATATATTAGAAGATCTTGCTCAAAATAATCAAACTCCACAAGATGTATTTGGTGAATCAATAACAGTTATTGAAGCATTAAGATATTTAATTGATAAAGGTATTATTAAAGAAGAAGATTATGAATTAATAAGTAATTTTGATGAAGAAAAATATAATAAAGAATTAGAAACAATACCTTCATTAAATATGACAATTGGGGATGCAATGCAAATGTACTCTGGTTCTAAAAAACCAATACAAGAAAATAAAGTAAATAAACTAAGACAAAGACTAAATGAATTGAGAGGTGTTTATGTCTAAGCAAAATACTCACGTTAATGTGAGAGTTAAAGAAAAGAAAGGCGAACCATTTGAAAGAATGGTGAAGAGATTCTTGAAGAAAGTTAAAAAAGAAAGAATCGTAGAACAAGTAAAAGAAAGACGCTATTACGAGAAACCATCTGTAGTTAAAAGAAGAGAGAAACTTGCTGGTATTGCAAGATGGAAAAAACATTTAGCTGAGAAGAAACAGAAAGAATTGCAAAAAGAAGCTAATTACAATAAACGATTTGATAATAAAAGAAAGGAAGATTAAAAAATGTCACAAAACTATCCTTATGGTGTAGGTATAAGTAATGTAGGGTCATATCAAGTATCTGGTATTCCTTACGCTACTTCAAGTATCACTGCACCATCAAATGCAGGTACTCCAACAGAAATAACATTTCCAGATATAGCGCAAAGAGTGTTTGTTTCTAACATTAACTCTGCATCTGCTTTAAGAGTTGGTTTTTCTTCTAATGGCGTAAAAGGAACAAATTATTTTATAATACCTGCCGCATCAAGTTCAGTAGTCTATCCAACACAAGAGTTTAGAGTTAAAGTATCTGCAATTTATTTATTGTCAAATACAACAACTCCAACAAGTGCTTCTGTGTTTGCTGAACTTTCTAACATTGGTATAAGCCACTTGCAGAATTCTGGCCCTAATGGCGTTGGAAATAATTGGTCTGGTTCTGTAGGAGTAGGATAAAATGTCAAGATTTGGTTGGGCTTATGTAAACGGTTTGGTAACATCTTCTGTTGCAAGAGGCCCAACTTATGCCATTCAATTTAATTCTGGTTCAAATATTATAACTGGTAGTTCAAATCTTATTTTTGATTATACAACAAACGAATTAATTGTAACTGGTAATGTTAAAGTAATTGGACAAGTATCTTCTTCTACTTCTTTATTAACAGCAGGAACAATACAAGCAGGTTCAAACATAACTTCTAACGGAATTATTTCTGGTAGTTCGTTTTTATCAAATGGCAACATAACTTCTAACGGAATTATTTCATCTTCTGGTGGACTAAACACTGGTGGGCCTGTAACTGCTGGTAGCATTATTTCATCTTCAGCAGAAATAAAAACAAATTCATCAATAACTGCTTCTAGTAACATAATTTCTACAGCAGGTTTTGTTTCTGCTTCGAATGGGTTGTACAGCGGGGATGGACTTACAGTAGCTGGTTCTTCGGTGTTAAGAAACGGCTTGACAGTAACAGGTTCATCATTTGTTCAAGCACTTTCTTCATCAGCACAAATCCAAGCTACATCTTTTAGAGGTGATGGTCTTAACATAACTGGTGTTTTAGCATCAAATACTATAGCTGCTGGAAACGATTGGAACGTGCAATTTTTTAATGCAAACACTGGATATATAACTGGTTCTAATTCCTTAATTATTTCTGCAAGTTCTACTCCTGGTTTATTTCTAACACAATTTAGCGGTTCTGGTATTGTAAAATCTTCTGTAGTAAGATCTACAAACAGAACATTAAACGATGGAGATTATTATTTATTTTTCTCTTCTTCTAGCCCATTAACTGCAACATTAGGTACAGCAGTTACTGGTAGAGAAGTTGTTTTATCAAATTATGGAACAACAGAGTTATTAATAACTGGTAGTGGTGGAGTAGTAGGTTTCGTCACAACTGCTGGAAGTAATGTAACAAGCGTAATTATAGGTGGTGCTGGCGCAAGAACACTTAAATTTGTTTATTTATCTAATAATGGAAGATGGATGGCAGTTTAGTAATTAATACTATTTATAGTTAATGGCACGCCAAAAAAAATCAGATACTGCTTGGAATCAACCCGCAACTCCTCCACCTCCATTATTTACAGGTGAGAAAGAGCGCAACCTTGTTAAACAAGTCAATGACGAACTTATTGAAAGAGTCATTGGTCAACAGGTTGCGTATTTTGCTATTGATATAGACCGTTCAAATTTTCATCCTATTTACGGAGAAGCAATACAAAAGACATTTCTTCCACCAATAAGAATTTATGCTCTTGTAAAATGGGAAGGTCAAACTCAAGCATTTACACAAAATATTGGTATTGATAAAGCAACATCAATAGAAATTCACTTTCACAAAAAACGTCTAACAGAAGATCAAGATGTTTTTGTTCGTGAAGGTGATTTTGTTTTATACGGTGATCGTTATTACGAAATAGTACAAACCTCTGAACCAAAACAATTATTTGGACAGATAGAAAATAAATTTGAAATAATGGCTAAATGTATTAGAGCAAGAGAGGGAATGTTTAATCCTCAATTTGTTGCTAATACAATTCCAACAACAAGAGTTACAACATCAACATCTACTGGCTCTGCTTCAACATACACGAATCCATCTACAATAACTGTTGGGGGATTAATTACAAATACACTAACAGTTTCTTCTACTTCAACATTTAATGGAGCAATTGTTTATGGTTCTGTTTTAGTTTCTGGAAGTTATAATATAATTTCTACTGACTACTTAGTAGGAGTTAATACGACTAATTCTACTTGTTCTATTACTTTACCTTCCACTACAACAACAACTAGCGGAAGAACAATTGTAATAAAAGATGAAACAGGAAATGCTAGTACTAATCCTATTCATATATCTGCATCATCTGGCGAAACAATAGACGGATTATCAGTATTCTCTATTGAGTCTGATCATGGTGCAGTAATGCTTTATTGTACATCAACTGGTTGGCATGTAACATAACAGGATTATAAATGGCTTACAAAGTTATAAAAGGTAAAAATAAAGTAACAGGTAGTCAAACTTTTGTTGACACATTATCTGGCTCAATTGTTTCTGCTTCTTTTTTTGTTGGTAATGGTTCACTCTTAACAAACATAACTGGTGTTACTTCAACAGGATCAGCAACAGGCCAAGGTCCAGAAAAATCTGTACAATTTAAATCTGGCTCTTCTGGTCAAATAAGCGGTTCTTCAGATCTTTTATTTGACTATACAATACCAAAATTTACAGTTAATTCTGGTTTTGTTGCCAAAAGAACAAGTACATCCACCAATCTAACGATAAGTCCAGCACACCATATAATTGGTGTTGATACTGCTACTGCTGTTTCAAATATAACAATAGCACTACCAAACGCTTCAACATTATCAGATGGTCAAGTTTTTGTTATAAAAGATGAAGGAGGAGCAGCAGATACAAAAACAATACTTGTAAGTTGTTCTGTTGGAGGTCAAACAATTGATGGAGAAGGCACAATATTAATTGAGTCACCGTACTCAGCAATAAATATTTATTCTAATGGTTCTAACAAATATTTTATTTATTAGATAGATTGGGTATTAATACACTATTTACTATTGATACACATACACATATTAATTTTATGTTGTGTGTCTTTTTTTTTTAAGGGGAAAAACATATGGCATATAAATTTCAAAGGGGTGTTTTTAGAGCTTCTGGCTCAACAGTAATAGAAGAAGGTCTTACAATAGACGCTAGTGGTCTTACTGTAACTGGTTCATCAAATGTGCAAGCACTTACAGCAAATTCATTAAATGTAGATTCAGTGTCTCTTGATGCTAATATACTTAGCGGCCTTTCACAATTAACATCATCCAATTCTAGTCTTGGTGTTGCTGTTGCAACTTCATTTGATATATCTGCTGGTACTCTTACTTTAGCTGATGGTCAAATTGGTGCAGCTAAAGTTGGAGGTGGCACATTTAACGCTGGAACTTTTAGTTTCTTAGGTTCTACAATTTCAAGTCTTGGTACTGTTACTACAGCAGACATTAATGGTGGTACAATTGATGGTACTAATATTGGTGCTAGCACTCAAGGTACTGGTCAATTTACTACATTAAGTGCATCATCAAATCTACAAGTTGGCACTTCAGTAACAGCATCAACTGGTGTTCGTGTTAATGCTGGCGGTGTTATTGTAACTGCTGGTGGTCTTGCAGTTAATGGTGGCGATTTAAATGTAAGTCCTGGTAATTTAACAGTTGGTGGTATTACAAACTTAAATGGCAACATATTTCTTGGCGATGCAGGGGCAGATACAATTTCTTTTAATGGACAAGTTTCTTCTTCAATTTTTCCATCAGTAACAAGTGCCTTTAATCTTGGTTCGTCTGGAAATCTTTGGAGTAATATAAGAGGAGTCGTTCTTTCAGCATCTAATCAAATATTTGCTGGTACATCAATAACAGCACAAACTCTTACAGCTTCAGTAGGTGCAACACTTGGAGCAACTGTTGTATCAACTATAACAGGTTCTGGTGCAGCAACATTTGCTTCATTAACTGTAGATTCTGTTGATATTAATGGTGGTGCAATTGATGGTACTACTATAGGCGGAACAGCCCAATCATCTGTAAAAGCAACAACTCTAAGTGCTTCATCTAATCTACAAGTTGGTACTTCAATAACAGCATCAAGTGGTATTCTTGTTAATGCTGGTGGTCTTACTGTTTCTGCTGGCGATTCATCATTACAAAAACTTACTGTTAATGGTGATTTGATTGTACTTGGTACAACATTCTCCGCTTCAGTTGGAACTCTAGTAATTGAAGACAAACAAATAGTTCTTGCTGATGGTGCTCCAAATGCTGCTGCTGCTTATGGCGCTGGTTTCTTTGTAAGTGGTGCAAACGTAGAGTGGACATTTAAAGAAAACGGTGAAGGTACAGCAGCATCTTCTGGTCATATATTTGCAGCTTCTAGCTCTGCTGGTTTAATTGACATTCAAGCTGCCAATTTCTATGGTACATTCGTTGGTACAATGGCTTCAGCAGTTACACCAATTGCTGATGAAAATAAAACACTAGAAGTTGGTGTAAACTATGGCACAACAAATTTAGCTACTGTATCAAGAACTTGGACACTACCAGCTTCAGCAGGTTTAACTGCTGGACAATCTGTAAGAGTAAAAGCACCAGCGGGTCTTACTTCTACAAGAACAATTATAGTTTCGGGATCGGGAGCACAAACTATTGATGGTGAAACAACAATAGTTCTTGAATCCGATTACGCAGCAGTTGAGTTGGTGTATGTAACTACAGACACATGGAGAGTATTCTAGTCTAATAGTTTCTGGTTTAACATCAGAATTATTTTGGAAGGCATCAGAAATGGTGCCTTCCTTTTTTTTATTTTAGTTCTATTTATGATATGGCATTTAAATATTCTAAAGGTTCACAAGTTATTGGTGACATAATAGCAGAAGATGATTCTGGAAGAGATACTAAATTAGATTTTTTTAATAATCAAATAGATTTAGTTACAAGCGGTTCTACTGCTTTATCAGTAAAAACAGCAGCAGTAGAAATTACAGGAACATTAAATGTTACTTCTAATGTTACTTCGTCTGGTAATTTATTGTTGAATGGTGGAGATTTTTTATCAACAGCAGCAACATTTAATTTATTAACATCAGCTAGCACTACAACTTTAAATGTTGGTTCTACTGGTGGTGCTTTTACATTAAACCTTGGAAGAACAACAAACGTTTCTACAACAAACATAGCAGCAGGAACTAATACTACTGGTGGTGCTACAAAAACTGTAAATATAGGCACTAATACAGGACCAGCGGCTACTTGTACAGTTAATATAGGGTCTTCTGGTAGTTTGGGTATTACTACGTTAAATAATGATGTTGCATTAAGAACAGGAAATTTAATTGGTGCTCCTGGCACTGGTGCTAACGTAATGAGTTTAATATCAAGTGGAAACATAGTTGCAAGACTTGACGTTAATAATGATTCAGCAGGACATAAATTTATTGTTCAAGATTATCAATTAATTGAAAGATTTTCCGCTGGTGAGGATGGAAACATACTTATTAACCCAACATCCTCTGGGACAGGTCAAGCAATCTTGGTATCTGGTTCTAATACAGTTGGTGGTTCTACCTACATAGATTTCTTAAGAGCAACAAATACTTCTGCTGGTGCCGTAACTCCAACAAAAACTTTTAGATTAAATAATAGTGGTGCTTTTGAAATTATAAATAACGCATATAATAATGTAATATATTCACTAGATGATAGTGGAACTCAAGTTCTTGGTGGCGGTTTGAATGTTGCAACTTCAACAGTTCTTGGAAAGATTTCAGAAAGAATAATTATGTCCTCTGCTGGAACTGGTTCTGTTACTTTTGATACTACTAACAATTCTATATTTTATAATAATGGTCCAACTGCAAACATTACTGCAAACTTTACAAACGTTTCAACAACTACCGATAGAGCAACATCTGTCACAGTTATTTTATCACAAAGCGCAACAGCAAGAATCGTAAATGCTGTTCAAATCAACAGCACATCAAGTACAATAAATTGGGCAAATGGTGTAGTTCCAACAGGAAATGCAAATAAACATGACATATTTGGTTTCTCACTTATACGTTCTGGAAGCACTTGGGTTACTTTGGGACAAATGAGTACATACGGATAAAACTATGATTAGCACAATTTCAGCTTTTGCAGGACCACTATCTTATAAGCCAGCAATTACTTTATCTGCTGGTTTATATAGAACAACTTTTTCTGGTTATTTTAATGATGTTCCTTCTTGGTTTGCTACAGCAACTTCAACTGCAACATTGGTTCAAACAACAATAATTGAGGAATCAAGTGCAGATAATGGTGAAAACTTTAGTATGCAATGGTTAGGGTATTTTGTTCCTACGACTACTGAAACATATACATTTTTTTTAAGTTCTGATGATGCATCTTTTATGTGGATTGGAGCTAATGCGGTTTCTGGTTTTACAACAGCAAATGCAACAGTTAATAATGCTGGACTTCATGGTAACGTTGAAAAATCTGGTACAGCTTCACTTGCTGCTAATGTTGCTTATCCAATAAGAATTCAATTTGGTGAACTTAGCGGTGGCGATGTACTCTCTTTTAACCATTCTACTGCCACAATCACCAAGACCACTAATGTTACTGGTAAAGTTTTTTATAATTTAGTAACTAAAGGGTTTTAATTATGCCCAAGTTTTTATTTTATATAACAACATTTGGTTATTTATAAAAATAGTTACTATTTATCTTTGACTACTATTAATTTATTATTGGAGAACGATTTAATGTCTTCTTTGTTAGAACAAGCAATTATTGACGCAACAGCACTTAAAGAAGCAGCTCTTAAGAATGCAGAAGCACAAGTATTAGAAAAATATTCAACTGATGTAAAAGAGGCTTTGAAAAGTCTTTTGGAGCAAGAAGAAGCACTTTCATTTACTGAACCTCCAACAGAACCAGCTTCTACAGAAGGTAAAGGTGGTGGGGATGTATCTAAACAACTTGAACAAAGTTTTAAAGATAATCAAAAACTTTGTGCTTGTCCAGATGAAAAAGAGCAAGTAACAATAAGTTTAAATCTTTCTGAAATTGAAGATATGGCTAATGAAGAAAATATACCTCTTGAAGATCAAAGTGTGGTAGATAGAAATCAGTTTATACAAAACGAAGCACCACAAGCTTTACAAGAATTTGAAATCAATAAAGAAGAATTACTTGATCTTTATGAAAAACTTACAGTTGATGCAAGAAATGTTCCTTATGGAAACATTGAATATCCAGCAAACACACTTGAAGTTGAATACGCAAAAGATATTTCACTTGCAAAAAAAGCACAACTTGCAGCAGAAGAAGAAGCAGCAGAAGTTGGTGAAGAAAATAAAAAACTTACAAAAGAGAATAAATTATTATCAAGAAAACTTGATTCACTTCAAGATAAGCTTGGTAAAATTTCTGGAATTGCAGAAGCACTCGCAAACAGAGTTGAAGAGTATGAATCAGCAGTTTCAACACTTAAAGAGAGGCTTGATACATTAACAACATCAAATGCCAAACTTTTATATAAAAACAAAGTATTGAATAGCAACTCCTTGAATGAGCGACAAAAATCTAAGATTGTCGAAGCACTATCCAATGCCGAATCAGCCGATGAAGCAAAAACAATCTATCAAACACTTCAAAGCACAGTGTCGGGCGACAACAAAGTTGCTGCTCCAAAATCACTTAGCGAAGCAATAAATAGAACTTCATCAATCATCATGCAAACCAAGCAAAACGATGCACCACCTCCAGTAGTTGAGAGAATGCAAAGATTAGCTGGTATTAAAAATAAATAATATTTAAGGAGTTATTACTATGTCTATTATTGAAAAATTGACAGAGGGTATGGTACAAAGAGATCTTCAAGCAGAAGGCTCAGCCCTCTTAAGCAAATGGGAAAGAACTGGTCTTCTTGAAGGTCTTTCCTCAGAAAGAACAAAACACACAATGGCTAGACTTCTCGAAAACCAAGCCAAAGAGCTTCTTCGTGAGTCTACATCAATGGCTGCTGGTGACGTAGAAGGTTTTGCTGCTGTAGCATTCCCAATCGTCCG